TATCAATACCTCAATGGGTTTTCCCTGGTGCAAGACGAAAAAAGGTTTTCTTCGCGAAGACGTTAGCGAGATGTATCCAGAGGGAGTTACCTTTACTGATGAGGTATGGGAGCAGGTGCGTCACATTGAGAGTGAGTACCTTGCTGGAAGGAGAGCGAACACCGTGTTCTACGGGTGTTTGAAAGACGAGGCACGACCACTGAAGAAAGTGGCGGAGAAGAACACTCGACTGTTTTTGAGTGGGTCTATACCGGGGGGAATTGTTGTACGCAAGTACCTCTTACCCTTCGTGCGACTCGTGCAAAGGAACCCTCAACTGTTTGAGTGTGCCGTTGGCCTGCCTGCCCAGTCACGGGAATGGGGCAAGCTACGGAAACACTTGGTGCAGTTTGGGGTTGACCGCATGGTTGCGGGGGACTTCAGATTTTTCGATAAGGAGATGATTGCCGAGTTCATACTCGAGGCTTTCACCATCATCGCTGGTATCTTTGCGGCGGCCGGCGTTGCTGTCGATGTGCAGATTTTGATCATGTGCATTGCAGAAGACATTGCGTTTCCCCTGTGTGTTGTGAATGGGGATCTCTTTGAATTCTTTGGAAGCAACCCGTCGGGGCAGCCCCTGACGGTCCTACTGAACTCGATTGTTAACGCGTTGTATTTGAGATACGCGTATCGAGTTCTGAACCCGGATAAGGAAGTGGTCTCCTTCAAGAAGAAAGTGGCTCTGACCACTTATGGCGATGATAACACGTTTGGGGTTAGTAAGCGTGCGCCGTGGTTTAACCACACAACGATTCAGTCGGCGTTGGCCGACATTGGACTCACGTACACGATGGCGGATAAAACCGCAGCGAGTGTACCATACATCCACATTGACGAGGTGTCGTATTTGAAGCGAACTTGGCGTTGGTGTGACGATGTTGACGATTACGTGTGTCCACTTGATGAGGAGTCGATCATCAAGTCCCTGACGGTTTGGACACCGTCAAGTTCCCTTGACAGGTATTCCCACATGCTGTTCGTCTTGACGGCAGCAAATAACGAGTACTTTTTCTATGGGAGGGACACATTCGAAGAAAAGCATTGCTTTTTCAATGAGCTCCTTCGGGAGGAGCCTTATTGTTTTTATGCTGCGACTCAGCCTCTACCA